ATGGCTGGCGAACTTAACAAACTGAGCGACAGGAAGTTAAAGGGATTACATGGCATCCCGGCCAGTAAGATTGAGTTCTATGCTGATGGTGCCGGGCTGAGCGCCAAGGTAACGAAAGCTGGTGGTATTAGCTGGGTGTTTACTTACCGACTCGACGGGCAGAAGCTGCACCGTCTGACTCTGGGACGATACCCGGATATGAGCCTCAAGGAGGCCCGTTCTTCGCGTGATAAATGCCGCCAGTGGCTGGCCTCAGGTAAAGATCCAAAGCACCAGTTGGCGCTGACCACTCAGGAAACGCTTAAACCGGTCACTGTTAAGGAAGCTATCGAATACTGGATACGCGAATATGCAGAAGAGAACCGCGCGAATGTTGAAAGGCACAAAGCGGAGCTGCGTAAACACATTTATCCTTATATTGGGAAAATGGCGCTCGCTGACTGCGAAACCCGTTATTGGCTTGACTGCTTTGACAGGATGAAAAAGAAAACGCCAGTTGCTGCGGGTTATGTGTTCCAGATGTGCAAGCAAGCCATGAAATTCTGCCGGGTTCGTCGCTATGCTGTGAGTACCGCGCTTGAAGATTTAACAATTCCAGATGTCGGTAAAAAACAGGCAAAAAAAGACCGGGTATTAAACGATAAAGAGGCTGGCGATTTATGGGCTGCCATTACCTCTGGAACTTGCTTCATGCCTTACTACACCAGGCTACTGACAATCTTAATGGTGTTTGGGTGCCGAACGCAGGAGGCCAGACTGTCAGAATGGAGTGAATGGGATATGGATGCCTGGGTCTGGACAGTTCCCAAAGAGCACAGCAAGGGCGGCGAGAAGATTGTAAGACCTGTGCCGGATGCCATGCGCAAATTCATTGAAATACTGCATGATGAAACGAAATTATCCGGCCTTTTGCTTGGATCGGTTAAAGGCAGTGAAGCGGTAAGCCAGTGGGGCCGTAGTGTTTATAAAAAGCTGGGGCATTCTGAACCATGGACACTGCACGATCTACGACGAACACTTGCAACGCATATGAATAATATGGGTATCGCTCCACATGTTGTGGAGCAGCTACTGGGTCACTCAATGCCGGGAGTCATGGCGATTTATAACCGTAGCCTGTACTTGCCTGAGAAACTGGATGCGTTGAATAAATGGTATGACCGATTAGAACTTCTTGCGGGTAAACATCAAAATGTGGTGCTGTTACCTGTAGCTAATAGAGATTAAACTGATATTGCGGGTCTAGGTCGGCCAACCGAAGAGCGGGAAACCCTACCCGCCTGGCTCGCAAAGTATTTAGGGCGTTGAGGGTAGCGCAATGGCTAACGACATTAAAATTCCGTTTCAATATTGCAACATTGAGCGTGCGTCAAGATTGCTGGGTTGCGAGATTAGCGATCTGATTAATTTGGGTGTTACTAAAAAAATAGCTCTATGCCTCAATTTATTTGATGCTCGCGCCGTTTTATATATGAAAACTGATAGCAAGTCAGCAAGCGCTTGGTTCGATACCAGAAAGGCAAACTCCACCACATCCATGATGGGGAATAATATTACTGAATTTTCTAGGCTTCATCTTTTCAGATACGATTATAACGAGGAAGCAGATGAAACTATTCACGTGCCTTTATTTGGTCAAGACTCAGAAAATGGGTGCTTCAGTTCAATTGGTAAAGCTTATGGGTTGTGGCGTCTTTGGGGCGGTCTAGAGGAACTACAAAATTTTGGAGAGTACGCCATAAGTGGTTTTGAATTAACTCCTTGCCATCCCGAAAAAGATAATCCCGCCGTACAGCTTTTAATGGTTGGCGAAGATAGTGATTATGATGAAGAAGACGATCAGGTATTCAAAAATAAAATTGCTATAAATGATTTATGGATTACCGCACAGGATATAAGGCGACTTCTTGACTGTGGTGGGGATTATTTCACGCTCACAGATGATTTTGAGTCTTTAGAGCCTCATAAGATGAATGGCAATGAAATTGTGCATCATTCTGCTGAACGACATGCAAGAAACCGAGAGCAAATTTTAATGGTTGCCATGCGCTTTAAAGAAGAGCAGCAAAATGCTTTTAATGAGAGCTGCAGAAAAACAGATGGAACTATTAACTATTCTGCCTGGGCGCGTGAGTTGATCGCCAGACCTGACTGGTTCATCAATGGTGAACTGCCAATAAAAACAGAAACGAAAATAGCAGCAATATTAAACAATGCGCATAAGAGGCCGAGCGAAAGAACACAGTAAGCCTTACTCATATACTCCTATAGCATACTGATATATTTATAAGCATTATCAGTATGCTTCTATGCTTACAACTGTATTTCCATCCAGTGTTAACGGTTGCAAACTAGCCTCCACAAACTTAGAAACAGTGGAGGCAACATGCAAAACACCATTTTTACCCCGCCTAATCCTGAACAGCGCCGCACCCTTTTAGAGGAGTACGGCTTTAAGTTCGACCGTCGAATCCGTGAAGAAGAATGTAGCGAGATCACCAGCCTTTCCCGTTCCAGCCGTTGGAAAATGGAGCAGCAAGGACGATTTCCATCACGCTGCCACTTCGGACGCAATAGCTGCGCATGGCTTCTTTCTGATGTGCTCTGGTGGGTTCGCAATCCGCCTGCAGTAGAGAACGTCAATAACCCGTACAGCCGCAAATCTGCTTAATTAACTACAGGTAATCGAACATGGAAAAAATAACTGCCTTGGCTGGCAGCGGCCAAACTCAACCCGAAACCAGCCAGAAAGATATTTCCAGCGATAATTTTGCTGCCCGGATCCCTGTAACCATGAGCACTATTGGTGGGAAAGAAACTCAGTCTGTAAGTGGTCGTAAGCTGCATACGTTTCTGGCTGTAGGGCGAGACTTTACCACCTGGATGAAAGCACGCATCAAACAGTATGGGTTTGTTAAAGGGGTTGATTATGTAATTGTTGAAGATTTGAGCACCCCAAAACGGGGGAGCGCAAAATCTCGCCAACAAGTCGAGCACGATTACATTGTCAGCCTGAATATGGCTAAAGAGCTTTCTATGGTTGAGCGCAACGCGCAAGGCAAGATGGCCCGCCAGTATTTCATCGACTGTGAAGAACGTCTGCGCCGCGTAGCACCAGAGGAACATGAGGCGGCGTTGTTGGGCTGGCGTAAAAATCGTGTAGCTGCCTGCGAAGATCATAAGAGTATGGCCGATGCAATGAAGGGCTATATCGAGCGCACCGGCGACAGGCAGCACGGCTTTGCCTACAGCAATGAATGCTCGTTCCTGAATAGCCTTGCGCTGGGTATGCACCCGCGAGTGTGGGCGAAACAGAAAGAAATTCCGGTTAAGCAGGTGCGTGACCATATGAACGCCGATCAGCTGGCGCTGCTGGCTTATCTGGAAAGCCGTGATTGTGCTCTGCTGGATCTTGATACCCGTACAGCAACCCGTAAGGCGAAACTCACCGAACTGGCACAACGCTGGCTGGTTAAGCGTGTTGGAGGGGCTGAGTGATTTTGCATAACTCGATCAGGGTTGCGCAGAATTTGAGCCGACGAAATTCGCACGCGCAAATTAACCGCGTACGTTTAACGTACGGACATCGCAACCCATTGAATCATCTTAATTATCGCGAAACGCGAGAATTGGCGAGCAACGAACACGAACAGTATTCGGGTTCATGGCAACACAACGTTAAACGTGGTTCAGAGGTCCCGACGAATAGCGTAGAGAGCTACGAAGATAACCAACCCTCTTTAAGAGGGGAGGCTCAGCGTTTGTGCGGGTCATTACGTCCTACGCAAAATTTGCAGGTAACTAAAAGTCACTCGCAAAACAACCCCTCTTTAAGAGGGGCAGTTCACAGCATTACCGAGAGTAACCCTGCTCAGCCCTTTGGCTCGATGCCCTGTCGGCGCAATTCCGCGCGGGCCAGTTCTTTCAACCAATTACCGAGACTAACGCCCTCACGTTCTGCGGCATCATTAAGCTGCTGCCGTAATTCTGGAGTGATTCGGATCTGGAAAGTGGGCGACAGCCCTTCTCCTTTTGGTGTTTTATCTCGTTTGATAGTTGACATGTACGTACGTAACCTTATAGCATGGATTTTGTTATGTACGTACGTTATCACGACGAACATGCAAAAGACAACGCCCCGGACTGCGGGAACAGTGCCAGGGCGTCTGACCTCCACCGATAAGTTACGTATCGAGGAAGCTATGAAAGATCATATCACACACCCGCAAGGGCGGAAGTCCTACATCTGGCGTTTTCTTGCACTGAGCGCCATCGGGCGCAACGTCATTCACATCACCGCTACCACCGAACGCGAAGCCCGTGAGCAATCACCGGCTGGATGCGTGATGGTATTCGCTGGCCGTCTGCCTGTGGAGGTGCGCCATGCGTGAGCCAATCTGTCTGGAGCAGGCCGAATATAAATCAGCGCTGGCTTCATCACTTTACGAAACCATCCTGGAAAAAGCCTCTGCTGAATGTTCAGAAACACTGCTGAATCTGATTTCTATTGCGTGTGATTTTAATCAGGAAATTCACCGGGCATTAATCGCCGAGCTGCACATGGGAGAGACAAAATGAGACAGGTTCCTTTTGAAGTCCTGATGCACGCTGAAAATGCCCTTTCAGAAAGTGAATGTGCAATGTCTGTGCTGAGCATGTGGATTGACAGCATTCCCGACGGTGAAGAACACCGTGAGGAAGCGTGCCGTGTCGGAGCAATTATGTCTCTGCTGCACAAATCTATCGGCGAGCTGGTGAAGGCGCGGGAGGCTTACAGTGCGAAATCCTGAAATCAACGATAGCTGGAAGGATAAGCGCGGCGAACTGGTCACGGTGAAAGATAACGCATTTAACCGGGTAACGTTTGTGCGTGATGGTTACGATTTTCCGTGCATCTTTCCGCTGGAAAGGTTCGTTAAAGAGTTCACTTTCGTTAGCTGGGGGCTGAAAGATGAAAAACGCGCCTAATGTGAAAACCCTCCCGCGCGACAAAATGGAGGAGGCCATCATCTTTGCTGGAACGGGAGCATGGAAAGCCGCTCAGGATTACCAGAAAGGCAAGGGCGAGCATGGAGACGATGTTCCACCTGTGGTTCTGGATCACACCCAACTGGCGGAATTGCCACACCTGCGCATTGTTGATAAAGGCCGTCGGTTTGCTCGTGTCTGTCAGGCCGGACTTATCGAGCAAAACCAAATCAGCATGATTGCAAATAAGCTGTGTGAGGCTGGCGTTACCAATGCTGAGTTTATCAACGAAAAAGGTGAGAAAGAGGACTGGACGCCATTAATGAAGCGTTTGGAAGACGAGCCCCTAATGGTGACTACGAGGGGTAGTGCTACGCCAGCGCTTAACCAGATGGGAGCCAGCCAGCGCGGGGAGGTTCTGCTTGCTCATTACGATGGCAATCTGGCGATCCATGCTGATTCTGACACGGTTCATCATTACAACGGCGTGGTGTGGGTTCCGCTTTCGGATAAAGAGCTACAGCGGGAAATGGCGCAAATTTTTATTGATGCCGAAGTCGCCTATTCGCAGAACGCGATTAAATCCGCTGTCGATACAATGAAGCTGGGCCTCCCGGTAATGGGTAACACAGCCCGTAACCTGATTGGTTTCAGCAACGGGGTTTTTGATACCCGGTTAGGCCAATTTCGACCGCATGATAAAAAGGACTGGCTTATCGTTGCGAGCGAATTGCCATTCAGCGAACCAGCAGAAGGTGAAACTCTGGCAACCCATGCGCCTAACTTCTGGAAATGGCTCCGCCGCTCTGTGGCGGATAATGACCGAAAAGCAGACCGCGTACTGTCTGCGCTGTTTATGGTGCTGGCGAACCGGTACGACTGGCAGCTGTTTCTTGAGGTAACGGGGCCGGGCGGAAGTGGTAAAAGTGTTATGGCTGAGATCTGCACGATGCTGGCGGGCAAGGCCAACACCGTATCGGCGAGCATGGCGGCGCTGGAGAACCCAAGGGAAAGGGCGCTGGTAGTGGGCTATTCGCTGATTATCATGCCGGATATGACCCGGTACGCTGGCGACGGCGCAGGGATTAAAGCTATCACTGGCGGGGATAAGGTAGCCATTGACCCTAAACACAAAGCGCCATATTCAACCCGTATACCTGCGGTGGTGCTGGCCGTCAATAACAATGCCATGTCGTTCAGCGACAGAAGCGGGGGGATTTCCAGACGGCGGGTGATTTTCAACTTCTCCGAAGTGGTACCGGAAAACGAACGCGATCCTATGCTGGCCGAGAAGATTGAAGGTGAGCTGGCTGTAATCATTCGCCACCTGCTCACTCGCTTTTCCAGGCAGGACGAAGCCAAACAGCTTTTGCATGAGCAGCAAAAATCAGAAGAAGCGCTGGCCATCAAACGTGAAGGGGATTCACTGGTGGACTTTTGCGGCTACCTGATGGCTTCGGTGGTTTGTGATGGAATGCTGATTGGTAATGCCGAGATCGTGCCATTCAGCCCGCGCCGTTATCTGTATCATGCTTATCTGGCTTACATGCGGGCCAATGGTCTTAGCAAGCCTGTATCGTTAATGCGGTTCGGTACGGATATGCCAGGCGCAATGGCTGAATATGGCAAGGAGTACCAGAAGCGCAAAACTAAACATGGCATAAGATCGAACGTCACCCTGCATGATGATTCAGAAGACTGGATGCCAATGTGTACCGATACAACAAAAGAATAAAGGCGGGGAAAATTAAAAGTAATGGGATAAGTGTTCACCACTGTTCACCATGTATAAAAATCATTAAATAACAATATGTTAATGGGTGAACACTTTTTTATGAAGTGTTCACCAAGTATTCACCTGTTCACCTTTAAAGGGCTTTTCTTTTAAAAGGTGAAGGGTTAGGGTGAACACTAGTGAATACTTAAAATCATAGTCTTCACCCTGTAACCGAATGAATTTAAATAGGAAAAATGCAAAGGTGAACAGGTGAACACTTAAACGCATATTTTTAAATTTTACAGGAGGGGCTACATGCCGATCACTAACGAGGAACGCAGGGAACACCTGGAAAAGTTTGGTTTAAGCAGTCTTGATACAATGCACACTGACGATTACCGTAAAGCCCTTGAAGAGGAAGCGTTCTTTTGGGATGACCCACACGGTTTTGTGATGCACACACTTTCCGGAGAACGGCTCGTTACGAATACAGAGCAGCTGGATGCCTTGATCGAGCACTTAGAGGAATACCGAGCGCTGTTGCCTGAACCACCAAAATGGATGAGTGAGAAATAGTAGCCATAAGCAGATGCAGTATTGTTCTGTGCTTTGATGATTGATTTATGTTGTTCTTGAGTTATCTTAAGGGCTGGGATTTACAATTTAAATTCATGTTGAATTATTAGCATTCTATTGAAAGAAATTAAGGATCTTAGATGACTACACAAGAACCTATAACATACAAAAGAAGAACCGTTCATTATAAAAGGGCAGTAATTGGTGGTTCAAAGCAATATCTGCAATCTATTTTAGAGGAAGCCTTGGGTGAAGGCGGTGCTTATGAATTAGCATCTAGCAGAAAAGAGCAAATAGACCCTAATGATCCGTCTGCTGGATTTCACCTCATTAATAAAAGCCAGCATTACGAAAGTATTTTCTTCGGGCAGTTTTTACTCTTCGAACCTGGTAAAACCCAAGCAACTATAACGATGGAAGATAATGCCCAAGCTTATAAAATAGATCCTATAACAACCGCATCGCTTAAGAAGCGTAAAGGCGATAAAGGGACGGAAAAAGAGTTTGTAGAATCTATTCTTTATTTTGGGGTTTATAAGAATCATGTCTTAATTGTCCAGTCTGCCGCATTGAGAACAAAAGAGTTTGAGCAGCATGTAAATAACCTGTTTGCCAATAATACATTATCTACAACAGGCGTTACTTCCATAATTTTTAAGGACAAGCCTGCAAACTCTATAGTGAAAAAATTAGAGGAATCCCCGGTTAAGAGTGTGGTGTTAGGGCGTTCTCCTATAGAAAGTGAACAATTACAACTCAATCCCAAAAGAGATAAAGAAGCGGCAAAAAGAGAAATTCAGCGTCTCGAATCTAAAACAGTACAATTTAAGCCTGCTGGAATAGGAACTAAAATTCTTGATACAGTTCTGGGCGATGGTTGGGCTAGTAAATTAGATCTCGACGATTCACTGGATGAAGCGAATCTTAATGTTAAACTTGAGATAAGCTATAATCGAACTACCACAGGCAGCGGTCAGTTCGTACTGGATACTATCGCCAGCTCCTTGCGAGATCTTGATAATGATAGCGTTAGGGTAGAGCTTAAAAATGGTGGAATTATAACGGGTAAAGAACTGAAACTTTCTGATTCTCTAAATGTCCAAGTTCATGAAGGTTTGTTGTCAGAAGATGACTTATATCTTAAAATGTTTAAATGGTTGTCTGCAAACATACTTAATGGAGAAATAGACAATAGGGGGTAATATGAAGGTGTTAAGTACATTTATATTCACTATCCTGTCTTTTTTGATAGGAGCATTGTGTCTATTCGGCCTTATCCATCATTTCGGTGTGGATAAGTTGACTGCGCCTTCCCCAATCATTGCGGTTTTAGTCCTTCCTTTAGCTTACTGCTTGCAAGCGATTTATAAATTAAGCGATTTGAAAGAAAGCCAGCAATTAAATGGCGATGAAGCTAGGCGGCTTTTTTATATAGTTGATTTGAAACGTGGTAGGTTATTTACTTGTATAGTCTTTTATTTTCTTTCGGCTATCTTTGTTGGCATATCTATGATGATTGGCGACGGTGGGCAATTATTTAAAAAAATAACTCTAATAATATCAGGTGGGCTGCTTGGGGTTACAGTTTTTACAATCTTTATCATTTATTCATTGATGAACGAAGTTACAAATTTCAAAGCTAAATTGGTTCGTCGTGAACAGGATGAGAAACACCGCAAAATGTAACTTACAAAAGATTTGTAAATTATTTGTACTCATGTTTACCCGTGATTACCCCTGTCTCTGATGGGGGTTTTCTTTATATTTTTCATGTATATCTTGAAGAGTGGCACTCAGACGTGAGCCGCCACTGGCCGTTAAGTCAAGCTGTAGCGAGTACAGCCTGCGAGAGGCAGAAAAAGATTTAACGGCCTCCCCTCCAAGCGCTGGTTTCACGTCTCAACGTTAATTGTTACGGAAACCACTCCATGAAGAAACTACTCGAATTACGCCAGCAGAAAGCCGCACTCAAAACACAGATGCGTTCCATGCTGGACAAAGCCGACACCGAAAAGCGCAGCCTGAACGAAGAAGAGGGCAAAAAGTTCGATGAACTCCGCGCCCAGGCTGATGCGCTTGAAGTTGAAATCACCCGTCTAGAAGCCGTCGCCGACGATCAGCGCAATCTGCCTGGTACTTCCGTTGAAGGTGAGCCAGTAAGCAACGACGAGCTGCGCCACTACATCATGACAGGTGATACCCGTTCTCTCTCCACGCTGGTGCAGGCTGATGGCGGCTATACCGTTATCCCTGAGCTGGACAAAGAGATTATGCGCCAGTTGCAGGATGATAGCGTGATGCGCTCCATCGCAACGGTGAAGACCACCAAAACCAACGAATACCAGAAGCTGGTATCTGTGGGCGGCACTACCGTTAATCGCGGCACCGAAGGTGAGGCACGTACCGAGACCAGCACGCCGAAGATGGAGCGCGTTGATATCAAACTCAACCCGATCTACGCCTACCCGAAAACCACTCAGGAAATTCTCGACTTCTCCGAGGTGGATATTCTGGGCTGGCTGTCTTCTGAAATCGCCTACACCTTCACCGCTACCGAAGAGAGCGACTTTGTAAACGGCGACGGTGACAAAAAATCCAAAGGCTTCCTGTCTTACCCTCGCGCGGCAACTGCCGACAAAACCCGTCCGTTCGGTACGCTGGAGAAGATGGAAGCGGCTGACGTTTCCTCTGATGGCCTGATCGACCTGCTGTATAAGCTGAAAGCCAAATACCGCAAAAACGCCGTATGGGTGATGAATTCCAACACCGCCGCCAAACTGCAAAAGCTGAAAAACGGCAACGGGGATTACATCTGGCGTGATCGTCTTGTTGCCGGTTCTCCCGATACGCTGCTGGGCCGTCCTGTTCAGTATCTGGAAACCATGCCGGATGCGGAGGCGGGTAAAGCGTTCCTCGCGGTTGGCGACTTCAAGCGCGGCTATTTCATCGTGGATCACACCACTGGCGTGCGTACCCGTCCTGACAACATCACCGAGCCGGGTTTCTACAAGGTGCATACCGATAAATACCTGGGCGGTGGTGTGGTGGACTCCAACGCCATCAAGGTGCTTGAGCTTTCAGGCTCCGGTTCCTGATTTGACATTTAAGGGGCTGCGGCCCCTTTTTGCCCTCTGTGGAGTCCAGTAATGAAAACAATCGATTTTGAAATCCGTACCTCCGAAGTGAGCGCCAGCAACAAAAAGCTGGTGGGCTATGCCGTGCGCTGGAACAGTCTCTCTGAAATTATCTGGGACGAGTTCCGCGAGCAGTTTGCGCCGGGAGCGTTTAAAGACAGCCTTGCATCCGGTAGCGATGTGCGTGCGCTGTACGAGCATAACTATACCCAGCTGCTGGGCCGCACTAAATCCGGCACGCTGGTGCTGTCCGAAGACGATACCGGGCTGCGCTTCGAGCTGACCCCGCCGAATACCCAGCTTGGCAACGATGTGCTGGAGCTGGTGGAGCGCGGGGATATCTCCGGCATGAGCTTTGGTTTCCGGGCGCTGAAAGAGGCGTGGGATATCGGCCAGTCTCCATACCTGCGCACTGTTACCGCTGCCGAACTGCGGGAGATTACCGTTACCTCCATGCCTGCTTATCCTGAGTCTGGCGTGGAAATCGCGCACCGTTCGCTTTTCTCTCAATATCCTGAACTGCGCCGCGCTGGCGATAACCGTCGCCGCTGGGCTGAATTAGCGGGGCTCTGATATGTGGAATATCTGGCCTTTTGGCCGTAAATCTGAGCCATCCGAACAGCGCAGCATGACGATTGATGAGTTTCTGGCGATGGCAGGGATTCCAAATACCGGATCAGGCGAATATGTGTCTGCGGGTACTGCGGAATCTCTGCCGGCGGTCATGAACGCCGTGTCAGTTATCAGTGAGGCGGTGGCAACAATGCCCTGCTACCTCTACCGCGTGCGCAACGATAACGGGCGTGAGGCGCGAGAATGGCTGAGCAATCACCCGGTGGATTTTCTGCTGAACGAGCAGCCGAACGACTGCCAGACACCTTACCAGTTTAAACGCACGATGATGCGCCATTGTCTGCTGAATGGTAACGCCTATGCGGTGATCCAGTGGGGCCGCGACGGCCAGCCGCAATCCCTGCACCCGTATGCGCCGGGGGCGGTTGTTCCTGAGCGTATCGGCCAGCATAAGTACAAATACACCGTTACTGAACCGTTTACCGGGGCTGTACGCACCTACCTGCAGGAAGAGATCCTGCACCTGCGTTACTCGACCGATGATGGTTTTCTGGGGCGTTCTCCGATCTCCATCTGCCGTGAGGCGCTGGGTTTAGGTCTGGCACAACAGCGCCACGGTGCCAGCGTTATGAAAGATGGGATGATGGCGTCGGGCGTGGTTACTACTTCTGAATGGCTCGACAGCGTGAAGGGCAAACAGGCTATGGATGCTCTGGATCGTTATAAAGGGGCTAAAAACGCAGGGAAAGTGCCGATCCTCGAAGGTGGGATGGATTACAAAGAACTGGGCATGAACAACAAGGATGCCGAATGGCTGGCCTCCCGTCGCTTCACCATTGAAGACATTGCCCGCATGTTCAACGTGTCGCCTATCTTCCTGCAGGAATACAGCAACAGCACCTACAGCAACTTTAGCGAAGCGAGCCGCGCCTTTCTCACCATGACCATGCGCCCGTGGCTGGCTAACTTCGAACAACAAATCAAATCTGCGCTGCTGGTGGCCTCTCCCGTTCCGGGAACCCGCTATCAGGTGGAGTTTGACTCTGCTGACCTTCTCCGCGCCACGCCAACCGAACGTTATGCCACTTATGAGCGCGGCATTAAGAACGGGATCATGAACCCGAACGAAGCCCGTGAACGTGAGGGGATGCCGCCGCGTGAAGGTGGTGACGAATTCAGCCAGGCATGGAAGCAGGAAGTGAAGATCAGCAAAGACGGCAAGGAAGGTGACGCATGAGAGCCGGGGGGCTGAGAAGCCGCGTCACTATTCGGGTATTCACTACCCACAGGGAGCCGTCCGGTCAGGTTGTTCAGGTCTGGGAAGACGGGGAAACCATATGGGCTGAGGTTAAGGGGATCAGTGGCCGAGAGTTAATGGCGTCAGGTGCCGAGGTTGCCGAAGCGACGATCCGCGTTTGGGTGCGTTTCCGCCGTGATATTACCGCAGCCAACCGTCTGAAAGTGCTTACTGGCCCGTTTGCTGGCAGCACTCTCAATATTATCGGGCCTCCTATTCCTGATTCGGAAGGTACCCGGCTGGAAATTCTCTGCAAGACAGGAACGGAAAAATGACAGCAGAAATCACCCTGGATGAAGCAAAGCTGCATTGCCGTATTGATGATGATTACGAAGATACGTTGATACAGGCGTACATCGATGCGGCGCTGGAGGTTTGCCAGAAGCATATCGGCAAGCGGTTTGATAACGGGCTGGAGTTTACGCCAGCTATCAAGATTGGCTGTCTGATGTACGTCTCTCAGCTGTACGAGTACCGCACGACAATTGGCGACACTGACACCAAAGAGATACCGATGGCTGTCTCTGCGTTGTGGTCTGTCTACCGAGATGTGGGGGTGTACTGATGCCGTGGCAACCACTACGCCGGTGCACAGAGCCGGGATGCAATAAACGGGTGAAGTCTGGCAAGTGTGACGAGCATAAGCGGGAAGCCCGCCGACAAAGCGACAGCCGAAGAGGTACACGAACAGAGCGCGGTTACTCCAACCGTTGGGGCGAATACCGTCGTCATTTTCTGAAAGCTAATCCGCTGTGTGTCCATTGTCTTAAGGCTGACGTCTATACATCGGCAACTATCGTCGATCACATCATCCCTATCGAGGGTGAGGCCGATGTGCTGTTCTGGCCCGCCAGTAATCACCAGTCGTTATGCGCTGCCTGTCATGGACGGAAGACAACCACAACAGACCCGGTGACGAAGCAGCAGCGTAAAGCCGGTAAGTTACGCGAGCAGGAAGAAGCAGCGCGTCATCGCACCGACTGGATCTATGAGGCAAACAATGACTGAGCAGGAACAGCAGCGGCTGATTAGTGGGCTGATAAAGCAGCGTGAGTCATGGCAACCAGCCAGACAGAGAGCGCACACGAAGCCCGTAGTAAAGCGCATGAGCCAGCGTGACCGGGAGCTTATGGAATGCTTCCGCAATCACTGACAGGGCGCATGGACGGGGTGGGGGAGGTTTTCAGGACAAACCCCTCTCAGCGAGGAACCACCCGCCCCCTCAAATTTTTACGCACGGTGATTTTTTTGAAAATAAAACAGACAGGAAAACAGTAAGTTATGGCAAGACCACCCAAACCGCCCGCCTACCTTGATGAAATCGCGGCGCAGCAGTGGAAAGCAAAGGCGAAGCAGCTGGCGGAGCGCGGGGATCTGACGCCTGCCGACTGGAACAACCTTGAGCTGTATTGCGTCAATTACTCGATGTACCGCAAAGCCGTGGAAGACCTTGCCACGCGGGGATTTAGCATAGTGAACAGCCAGGGCGGTGAGAGCCGTAACCCGGCACTGAGCGCAAAAGCGGATGCCGAAAAAATTCTCATAAAAATGTCGTCGCTGCTGGGCTTTGATCCGGTAAGCCGCCGCCGTAATCCGGTAGAAACGGAAGAGGAGGACGAGCTTGACCGTCTGGAATGATTACGCAAACGCCATTAAATCCGGTGAAATTCCGGCCTGTAAGCGCGTAAAACAGGCCGTTGAAAGGTACTTTTCAGACCTGAATGACCCCCGTTATGAGTTCGATACGGCGACCGTGGAGCGGTTTATTGCCTTCTCCCGGCTCTGTCCACACGTCAAAGGCCCGTTGCGGGGTCAGCCTATCGAGCTTGAGCCGTGGCAGCAGTTCGCTTTTGCTAACCTGCTGGGCTTTAAAGTCAGGGAGTCAGGCCGCCGTAAGTACAGCAGCGCCTTTATTGAGGTGCCGCGCAAGAACGCCAAATCAACCGTAGCCGCCATGCTGGCTAACTGGTTTCTGGTAATGGAGAAGGGCCAGCAGGATATCTACACGGCGGCGGTAAGCCGGGATCAGGCCCGAATCGTGTTCGACGATGCCCGCCAGATGTGCCTGCTGTCGAAACCGCTGAAAAAGCGCGTCAATATCCAGGCGCATAAGGTCATTTTTCCGAAGAGCAACAGCCTGTTAAAGCCGCTGGCGGCGAAAGCGGCCACCATTGAAGGGACTAACCCCAGTCTGGCGATTGTCGATGAATACCACCTTCACCCGGATAACGGCGTTTATTCCGCCCTCGAGCTGGGTATGGGCGCACGTCCGGAGGCGATTTTGTTCGCCATCACTACCGCCGGGAGTAACGTTGTCTCTGCCTGTAAACAGCATTATGACTACTGCTGCCAGATTCTGGCCGGGGAAGAGAGCAACGATTCGCTGTTTGTCCTGATCTACGAACTGGACGACGAAAGCGAGGTTGAGCAGCCTGAAATGTGGATCAAGGCTAACCCTAACCTGCATGTGTCCGTTGACTCAGCGAAACTGGAATCCACCATCCAGAAAGCGCGGGGCATACCGTCGCAGTGGGTGGAAATGCTGACCAAACGTTTCAATATCTGGTGTCAGGGCTCCACGCCGTGGATGGGTGCCGGTGCATGGGATGCCTGTGCGCTCGACTATAACGAAGACGATCTGGCCGGAATGGAGTGCTACGCCGGGTTTGACCTGTCCTCTACCAGCGACATCACCAGCGTGAGTTACGCTTTCCCGTTCGACAGGGAGATTCGCCTGCTGACCCGTCATTATCTGCCGGAAGCCCAGCTACTTAACGTCGCCAACAAAAACCGCGCCATCTACCGCCAGTGGGTAAAAGCGGGATGGATACGCACCACGCCCGGCGACTGCATCGACTATGACCGCATCCGTGACGATATTCTGCGCGACGCTGAAATCTTCAATATCAGGCTGGTGGGTTTCGATACGTGGAACGCCACGCACCTGCGCACCCAGCTACAGGGAGCGGGGCTTGATGTGGAGCCTTTCCCGCAAACCTATCTCAAGTTCAGTCCGGTGGCGAAATCATTTGAGGTGTTCGTTAACCGTAAGGTGGTGCGCCATCGCGGCGATCCGGTTCTGGCCTGGGCGATTGGAAACGTGGTGATGGAGTCCGACGCTAACGCCAATATTAAGCCCAACAAAAAGAAATCCTCTAACAAGATAGACCCTGCGGTATCTGCGCTGATGGCGTTCGGCACCTTCCAGGCTGAGCATGAGGATTTTGCTTTCGATATGAGCGACAGCCACAAACAACGGCTGGCGACATTTAACGGTATCTGACTGGAGTAAAACTATGAATACAGCAAACCATGAAACCATGAGCACGATCCTTCTGAGCGGCTCGCTGGCTAAACTTTTTGGGCCGTACTCACCAGCGGCTTATTGGCCCGACACGTGAGGCGTTTACTGCGTTATCCGCCACCATTCCCGGCTTTCAGAAATTCATGAATACCAGCAAAGCCCGAGGACTTACGTTCGCTGTATTCGTGGACAAAAAGAACGTAACTCAGGATGATCTCGATTTTCCGAACGGTAACAGGACGATTCGAATTGTTCCGATCATAATCGGGAGCAAGAAAGCAGGGGTGATGCAAACTATTCTCGGCGCGGTGCTGGTGGCGGCGTCAATCTGGATGCCTGGCATTGGCATTGCAGCCAGTAACATGATGTTTGCTGCTGGTTCAGCAATGGCAGTAGGCGGTGTAATGCAAATGATATCTCCGCAGGTGCAAGGCCTTGCCAGCAAGCAAAGTGCCGATAATAAAGCCTCGTATGCGTTTGGAGGTGTCACCAACACTGCCGCCCAAGGCTACCCGGTACCGTTGCTTTACGGTAAGCGCCGAATTGGTGGTGCAATCATTTCTGCCGGGATCTATGTCGAAGACCAGCTTTAAGTATGCATGATGAAGCGAGAGACTATCGAGGCGGTAATAACAGAAATGGCACATCTGCAAGGCCATGAACTTAACGGGCGGGATCATCTTATGGTGCGCAATCGCGTTGCCGCTTGCTTGGCTGCGAAAGAACGCCACCGGCAAAGGATGGATACCAAACCGTATCAATGGAGAAAGCCGGAAAGGCCAAGGTGATAAACCCAACCTATCAAAGCACTGGACTATGTTCTGGTGCTTTTTTGTTTGTGCGAGCAATCGTGTATAAACATATGTATAAACAGAGATAAAAAAGGCGCTTCCCCATGCCGGTTAGCGCCTTTTTAAACAAACACTTAACTGATTAGTATCAGTTCATGCCGTATTTTTTCAGTTTCTTACGCAGGGTACCACGGTTGATGCCCATCATCAGGGCAGCGCGGGTTTGATTACCACGGGTGTATTGCATCACCATGTCCAACAGTGGCTGTTCAACTTCAGCCAGTACCAGCTCATACAGGTCATTAACATCCTGACCGTTCAGTTGAGCAAAATAGTTCTTCAGTGCCTGTTTAACCGAGTCACGCAGGGGCTTTTGAGTCACCTGATCCTGAGAGTTAACGGTAGAAACGGTCAGTACGTCAGAATTTACGCGTTGTTCGAACAT